CAGCATGAGTTCCTGGTGCGATGCGGCGTCCGGGTCGAAATTGAACGGGACCGTGATTTGCCCCGGATTCAAAAGCCCTTGCACGAACGTGCGTTCGGTGGCATCAAGGCACGTCGTGTCGATCTGATCGGCCGCACCCCCAAGCCCCTGGATACCGGTCGGGCAGGTGACGTACATGATCACCACGCCATCGGCGTCGGAGCTGGATGCGGATGCGGGCGACGCGAAATACAAGCGCGTGCCTTGGGTCTTCAGGGTGCTCATAGATGTTTCCTCAGAAAATGCGCACGCGCGCGACCACGGCAGGCACATGCCTACCGAATTCGGGGTATCGGGTGGTTGTTGTCAGCTAGATGAGCTGGTTGCGTCGAAACGCGCGGTCCAGAACCGGAACGTCATCGCCAGCCATGCGCGCAACGTTTCCGGGTCCCTGCCGGTCATTGGTACGTCTTCCATATGCGCCTCAGGCTCGAGGCAATCGCGCACAGCCTGCCCAATGGCATAGATGGCCTGTGCGTCATCGCTCCATACGCGCACGCGGACCACGATGCTGTCCGTATCAGGGACGGCTGTGAGGTTGTTTTCCGGCGCACCGCCCATCACGTCCCATGTGACATAAGGCACTGTGACCCGCTGCGGCGCGTAGCCGTGCGGATAGATGCGCTCATCCACATAGCCGGCCACCGTTGACGACGCGGAGAGCAGCTCAAAAACCGGCGGATACATCAGGTTCGTGCCCCGTTTCGCTTGGCCAACTTCTTCACTGCCCGATCAATTGCGCGAGGCAACTCCGTGGCAAACACCTGCAGCGCCTCGCCCTTTTTCGCCTCGAACGCCGGGCGCATCCAGGGCATCGCCCTTCTGCGTTCGGTCCCCGCCTCCAGCATGAACAGCACGTCGTTGGTTTTCAGGTCCGCCCCCTTGCGGCCCTTGCGCTGGATGGTCCGGTTTGGGTAGCGCTGCGACCTGACGGAGACAATGAATGCCTCGCCCCGCTGCTTGTTCAGCGGGCGCACGCGCTTGATGCGGATCGATTTTTTTGCCAGGCCGGTTGAAACGAAACGTCCATCGACGTTCGGCGTATCGACGATCTCCTGCACATTGGCCATCGCCTGCTTCTGGATGATCACCGCGCCACGCCTAAGTGCGGCGCGTACCGGCCCGCCGTTCTTGCTTACGACTTCTGCCGGCAGTTCGCGCAGCGTTTTCAGCACGCTTTCGAGGCCTTCGATGCGAACAAGGTCAGTTGCCATACTGATACACCTCCGCATCAGCGCCAACCCATGAACGCAACACCGCCCCGTCAGGGTCTGGCTTGCCAGCAAACCGCGCATCGTGTCCCATGCCAATGCCTCCCCGGCCCGGCAATCCCTTGATCCCCACCACGCGACGACCACCAAACACCCGCCGCGAGTGATGCCGCCGCCACAGCTCCAAATCGATGAACGTGCGCCTGCCCTCGCAGGCCCGCCTCAGCGTCTCGACCGCATGACCACGCACCGCCGTCGCGCACAAGCTCGCGTGCGCGCCGTTCTGCAACTGCCGCGCAACCCGCCTAGCCACGTTGTAGTACCTCGCCGGCGCCTCGCCCACGCACTCGGCCGACCGGATCTCCCGCGCACACGTGTCTAGCCAGTCCGGCGCGTACCAGTCGTCGTCCTCGATCACCACCACAGGATGCTGAGGCGTCACCAGCCGCAAAAGGTGCATCATGTTGCGCGCCTGCGTGTTCTCCGGCATCGGCGCCAACCGATGCACCCGCACGTCCCACCCGTCCCGCGCGAAGGCTGCGGAGAGCGGCAGCACGCCATCATCAACCACGTGCCACACAACCGGCCCGGCATACGTCTGCCGAGCCATCCAGCGCTCGCACAGCGCCCACGCACGAGGCCTGTCACCCGTCGGGGTGATCAACTGCATCATGCCCGCGCGACCGCAAAAACGTGCACCGGGCACCGACGATGCACAAACCCCGCCTCGCCGTGATCGTTCAGGTGGAAATCCACCCCGCCTGCCGCCGCCGTGGCAATCTCGGAGAAGCCAGCGTCCGCCAACAGCCCCACCAACCCCGACCCAGTGAACCGCCAAAAATCGTCCGGGAAGCCGTGGATCGGAAACGCCGTCAGCGTGGTGACGATCAACCACCCGCCAGGCTGCATCACCCTGCGAACCTCCGGCAACGCCACCCACGGCCGGCGCACATGCTCCAAAACCTCGGAGCACACCACGCCAGAAAACCGGCCGCCCCACTCCTGCGGCAGGGCGTGGATGTCGGCAACCCGATCCACCCCTGCGCCCGCCTGCATGTCAATGCCGGTCCACTCGCCCTGCGCCAAATCGCGGTTTTCACACCACCACGCAGATGCCGCATGCCGACGCGTGCCAATCTCCAGCACGTCGCCGCCCAACAGATGCGCGTGCGATTCAATCCACCCCCTGATGTGGCCTCGGACGCTATCGCTCGGCAAGTGCATCATCCAAACCCACCCGTTCCCAGCATGTGAGTGCAGTTTCGCGCGAGGCGTTCAGCACTCGCACACCCGCTTTTTCCGATTCCATATCTGCTGATACTTCGCGCGTTCCTCAGCCTCGCGCACGCAACGCCTCCTCGATCGTCATACGCGGCCAGTCCAGTGCGGTGGCGCGAGAACAGTTGACGTACTCCACCCCTGCGGCATCAAGCCGCGTGCGCAACTCACCGAAGCGCACCAACCACCTGTCCACGGATGTCTGACGCGCGTTGCCGAGTGGTCTAGGATGGTCCGCATGATGATGCGCCCGCCCGCCCGTATGCTGTAGGTCGTAGCCGAGCATCAAGACGCGCGACGCACCACCGTACTGCGCCAGACTGATCGCGCCGGCGCCAGAGTTGTTGTACGGACGAAACCCAGACACGCCCTTCATCGTAGCCAAACGGTAACGGGCCGGCATCAGGTGCATACCCACACGCGCACCAGAGAACGTGCGTTCGATCTCCGGCAGATAGTGCTGCCAGAACCCGCGATCCATCGCGTACAGCACCGCCGCCCACGGCGCAACGCGGAACGTGCAATTGACTGCAATGACCACATGCCCGGACATCTGCACCGTTGCCACATCGCCTGGCGTGAGCGACGGGCCGCTCGCGAGACATACGACGGTCTGCCCGCGCCACAGGCCCGCGAACTCAGCCGCCGCCCGGATTGACGCCTTCGCCGACGGCAAACGTGATGAACTCACGGCCCGAATCCTGATCGGCCAGCACGCCGACGATCTGATAGACCTTGCTGCCATGCGTGACGCGCCAGCTGGCGTCTACGTCGCTCCGATGTCGAATGACGATCCGCGCCGTCACGCGGGACTGGCGTTCGTCCGCTGCGATGAAGTCACGCACAGAAATCGGCTCGATCGCGGCCCATACGACCGCTTGATCCGCCCACACCGTAGCCAGCGCCCCTGTGGCGGTGTCCTGATCCAGCACGGGCGACTGCAGTGTGACGCGCTTGTTCAGCCGCCCCGCCGCGAGCGTCATGCGATCACCGGGTCGCGCAGCGCGTAGAGCATGGCCGTCACTGGGGCGGGCAGATAGCCGGGCTGGAATGCCTCGTCAGCATTTTGGTCACGGTTTCGGTACATCCACGCGGTCAGATACAACGTGGCCATGCGCACCACCGCGGGCACGTCCGCCACGATGCCGTCCGACGATTCGAGCACAGGCTCACCATCCGAGTCATACCCCAGTACAGTTTCAGCCTGCGCGCCCAAATAATTCACGACGGCTGCGCTCGCCGCCTCGATCAGCACAGTGAGCAGATCGTCGTCGTCGTCCCCATCGCGGCGGACGTAATCGCTCGCGGCCTGCAGGCTGACCAACATCACTTGGCATCCCTCCCGTCACGGCCCTTTTTGACTGCGAGTCGCCAGTCAGGCGAGCCGTCGCCGGGCTTGGTGGTCGTTGCACGCAAAGCCACCCAGAGGCTACCGCCGAACGTCACGGCATCGCCGCCGTCGTACTGGTCGCCCTCGCGGAATACGCCGCGGTAGAGCAGCGACGGCGAGCGCAGCGTCTGCTCTACCACCTCGCCATCCGTGTGCGTCAGGCGAATGCCCAGCGTGCGGAGATCGTCCGACGGCACCACTTCTGTCTGCGCCACGCCACGCAGGATCACACGCCAGCCGGCGGCGGAGAGTGATTCGCCGATAGGTCCAGTCCGGCGCGTGGCCTTGATCAAACCGCCGCGATACGCCGCGACTGTGCCGCGAGGGTAGGCCTTCTGCGGGTCGATGGCGTCCAAGATGTCAAGCTCGAGCGCGTCGCGACCGTCGGCGCCATCCTTGCCATTA